TTAGTACACAAGTTTTTCTAATTTTTGCTCTAACTCTCTGTCCATTTTCTCTGTTACATGTGTATACACCTTTATAGTCGTTTTTTCATCTGTATGTCCTACTCTTTTCATAATTGCTTTTAACGATATATTCATTTCCGCCAATAAACTTATGTGTGTATGCCTTAGTGTGTGAGTAGTAACTTTTTTATTTATATTTAATGATTCTGCAGCTGAGGACAATCGTTTGTTTATCCTACTGCCTTGCATAGGATTTCCTTGGCAAGTTGTGAATATAAACCCTCTATCAACATAGCTTGGTTCCCATTGTTGCATCTTTTTATTTTCTAACATTATTTTTTTCAATACATTTGCTATCCTTGAATTGATGGCGATTTTTCTTCTTGAACCTGCGGTCTTAGTAGTATCTTTGTGACCAAATCCAGCATTACATTTGATTCTGTGAATAGTACCGTTAATATCGATCGTCTTATTTTTGAGGTCTACATCTTTAACTTGGAGCGCTAATAACTCACCTATGCGCATACCTGTTAAAGCTTGAACTTCAACAGCCCCAGCAACTAAAATACGAGCTCTATACTGCATGTTATTATCGTTCAGTATAAAATCGCGTATCTGTATTACCTGTTCCATCTCTAAATAGTTATACATTTTCGCTTCTTCTTTTTCTATATCTTCTATCGTCTTACTCTTCTTTGGTAGTGTGACGCTATTTAATATGTGTTCGTTTGGATAATTGTAAAATTTAACGGCGTATTTAATAGCTTCTTTCATATGTCCAAGTTGACGCTTTACCTGATTTTCAGAATATATGTTTGATAATTCGTTAATAAATGTTTGCATGTACTTTGTATCAATTTTGTTTAAAAGTAAATTTTGAGAACTGTTCTTTTTGATGTTTTTGATTCTTGTTTTCAAATTATCAAGCGTCGTTACTTTAAAGCCAGATGTTTTTGTATGATATTCAAACCATTCATCTAATAGTGTATGAAAAGTCAAAGTTTTTAAAATGCTTGATGACTGGTTATTCAATTTTTCTTTTATCTTATCTTCTAATCGAAACATTGCCTCTTTTTGCGATTGCTTTGTATTCTTATTCAAGACAACACTTACACGTTTCCATTTATCTGTATACGGATCTTTGTATTTCTCGTAGTATCTATACTTCGTTTCATTGTTCTTATTTTTAAATTTTTCAAACCACATTTTACATCCCTCCTCAAAATTGGCAAAAAAATAATAAGGGTAGGCGGGCTACCCATGAAAATTGTATAAAAAAAGACGCCTGTATAAAATACAGACGCCACTTATAGTTATAAGATTACATGGTTAATTACCAAAAATGGTAACGAATATATACGTGTTTTAAAGGATAAACCTTTAATATATTGAAATTATATCATCTTATATCAGGAATCTGCAATATATTATTATTAATTCTATTTATCAGTAACATAATATCCGAAGAATCTATTACTGGATTTTTAATTTTTGGGGGTAAAACTTTTCTTATGCGAAACTTACTAATCGGCTGGAAAGAATTTATGCAAGCGTAACTATTACCTTTTAATTTTTTTACCTTATCAATTGCTGATACTATGTTATTAATGTTTCTGTCAATTTTATTTAATTTATTTTCAATTTCTAAACTATCAGATATAAATTCACTAAAATAATCTTTAGTGATGAATTCTGTGTTGTTTTTTTGGTATTTTTTATCGAAAACTTCTTTTAATATAGCTGAATTATTTTGCGCGCTGATTAAATTTAAAAACAATCTTAAATAATACTCCCATTTCAAATCAAAATTCATCTTTAAATACTTTTTGTTTTCTTTAGAAGATAAGGGAATAACATTTACTATATCTTCCGTATTAGAATCATTTTTATTCATCACTATTGCAAAGTGTGAATTAGAAAATTCTTTATTAACGTTTATACCGAAATCTACAAAAACTATTTCTCCTTGTTTAAACTTTGGATAAAAACCTTTATGGTTTTTTTCACCTTCAAATCTCTTGAGTAAATAGTGAATATCTGAATCTAATTTTTTAAATTTTGGATTTCCAGAAGTTTTTAATTTATTAATGCGTTTTTCTATATTATGCGTCATCATTTCTCCTTTGTTTATATTTATATTAAAGCGCTAAATATACGTTATTAATCACAATACAACTTTGCCCATTACTTTAATATCACTAAACGAAGCGACTTTGATATCATCATACTTCGGATTTAGAGATACCAAATTAATATAGTCTTCGCATATATCTACACGCTTGATAAGACTTACTCCATCTAATACAACGAGTGCAATTGTACCATCTTTAATAGAATCTTCTTTCTTAATAAAAGCGTATGTTCCTTGTTTTAACATAGGTTCCATTGAATCACCATTAACTAAAATACAAAAATCAGCATTTGATGGCGTTTCGTCTTCTTTAAAAAATACTTCTTCATGCAATATGTCATCATATAATTCTTCTCCTATGCCAGCACCAGTTGCACCACATGCAATATACGATATTAGTTTAGACTCTTTATATTCATCTATAGAAGTGACTTTATTCTGTTCATCTAATTGTTCATTTGCATAGTTAAGTACGTTTTCTTGGCGGGGAGGTGTGAGTTTGTTGTATATGGAAGTGATGTCGTTATTTTCAATTTTTCTATTTTTAGAAATATCAAAACCCATAAGCCACGCTTCGTTAACGTTTAAAGCCTTTGCTAGTTCAAAGACTTTGTCTTGTTTCGCTTCATATTTTCCGTTTAAATAATCGCTAATTGAGTTTCTACCAATACCAGTCCTTCTTGATAGCTCTGATTGAGATATCTTCCGTTCAGACATAATTTGCTTTAATCTATCCTTAAAACTGTTCATATTTCTGAACACCTCCTAAGAACATAATACTACGTACAATGACGATTATCAATAATTTTTAACAAATATTGTACAGAAAAATGTATTTTATGTGTTGACTTATTTAAACAAAGGTGTTTTAATTGGTTTGTACAGAAAACCGAACGAGGAAGGAGATGAGTTTATGACATACAATTTCGATTATAGTTTGCTGTACGAAAGAATGGCAGAGTATAGATATAGCCAAAGTTCTTTAGCGAACGCAATCCCTATTTCAAGGACATCTATTAATCACAAGTTGCAAGGAAAAAATTTATTTACACAATGGGAAATAAAACGAATCTGTGAATTATTAGAAATCCCACCAACAAAAGTAGGTAGATATTTTTTTGAACAAAATGTACAGAAAACCGTACAAACATCTTAACAGGAGGACACTATGGAACAAATCACATTAACCAAAGAAGAATTAAAAGAAATTATAGCGAAAGAAGTTAGAGAAGCTATAAAAGGCAAGAAACCAATCAGCTCAGGTTCAATTTTCAACAAAGTAAGAATCAGCCATAAGGATTTTGATGAAATTAATAAAAAGTTTGCTTATACAGAACGTTTAAGAGGTGCTGACAATCTCGGCTTAGGACATCCATTATCTTTAAAGAAATATCAACACGGAATAGGATGTTATGAAAATTACAAAGCATACGCTAGTGAAATTCATGACCACATCAGAAAACTTACATTATCAGCTTTTGGTGTAACGCTTAATTCTGATTTGAAAGAGAGTGAATACGATGAAGCTAGCAGAATGTATGACATGTTAAAGAACTTCTATTTATATCGTTACCAAAAACGAATTGAAAACTTGTCAATTGAAGATTTCGAATAAAGAAAAAGTCACATCTTAAATGGAGGAACGACAAATGAACTTAAAAATTCAAATCGTATTGGATGACACAACAGAACTAAAAAATACTTTGGAGCAAATAGAAAATATCCACTCACAAAGTATTGAAAAATTAAATGTAGAAATCGTAATAAATTCTAATCATCCATGCGATCTAAATAATCTTTGATGTATTTAAGATTATTTACAATAACTTCTCCATTAATTATGGAGCTTGAACTAATAGGATTGCCATTTACACCTGACTTAGTGAGTTTAGCATTATGTTCTAACATAGCTATTACTAATTCAGATGCTAATTCTTTATTTGACTTTTCCATACTTATCACCTCCTTAGGTTGATAACAACATTGTACACGAAAGGAGCATAAACAATATGCAAGCATTACAAACAAAATCGAACATCGGAGAAATGTTCAATATTCAAGAAAAAGAAAATGGAGAAATCGCAATAAGTGCAAGAGAGTTATATAAAGCTTTGGAAGTTAAAAAGCGTTTTAGCGCTTGGGCAGAAATTAACTTGAAGCATTTCAAAGAAAATAGGGATTTTACAAGTGTACTTACAAGTACGGTTGTTAATAACGGAGCTGTAAGACAACTAGAAGATTATGCTTTAACACTTGATGTAGCTAAACATGTTGCGATGATGTCAGGTACAGAAAAAGGTTTTGATTTTAGAGAGTATTTCATCCAAGTTGAAAAAGCATGGAATAGCCCAGAAATGATTATGCAACGTGCTTTAAAAATTGCTAACAACACAATCAATCAATTAGAGACAAAGATTGAACGCGACAAACCAAAAATTGTATTTGCAGATGCAGTAGCTACTACTAAGACATCAATTTTAGTTGGAGAGTTAGCAAAGATCATTAAGCAAAACGGTGTAAACATCGGGCAACGCAGATTATTCGAATGGTTACGTCAAAACGGATTCCTTATTAAACGCAAGGGTGTGGATTATAACATGCCTACACAGTATTCAATGGAACGTGAGTTATTCGAAATTAAAGAAACATCAATTACACATTCAGACGGTCACACATCAATTAGTAAGACACCAAAAGTAACAGGCAAAGGACAACAATACTTTGTTAACAAGTTCTTAGGAGAAAAACAAACAAATTAATAAGGAGGCGCAACAAATGCAAGAAATAAAAAGAGTAGTAAATCCGCAACTTCATAGCATTGAAACAGGTAATAATTTACTTAACAAAGAGCAAAAGTTATTAAAAGATAACTTAAACGCAGAAATTAAAAATACTAAACTTTCATACGCTGAAATAAATGAAGTTCTCTACCTAATTGATAGAGAACAACATTACTTAGCTAATCATCGTCGCTAAGTTGAAATTGGCTAAATAAATCCTTGTCAGCTTTTTCAGAATCAGCAATGTATTTTTCATACTGTTCCTTAGTTCCACCAAGAACATATTCAGTATTGTAATAAGCTTGTCCGTTATCCAAAATCCGAGTCAATTTTGTCCCAACGTGAACAAGCTCCCAACCATCTTTGAGAAGGTTATTAGCAGATTCATTAGCTAAATCATCATCGAAAGACAAAAGATGATAGTAGTTTTTCATAATACCACCTCCTTCCATTCGGAGATAACAACATTATACACGAAAGGAGCATAAACATTATGCAAGCATTAAAAACATTTAACTTTGAAGAATTACCAGTAAGAACATTAACAGTAGATAACGAACCATATTTTGTAGGTAAAGATGTGGCAGAAATCTTAGGATACTCAAATACGCGTGACGCATTAAGTAAACATGTTGATGAAGACGATAAGGAAATTCTAACGTCGCGAAACACGACTTTAGAAAATTTGCCAAATCGAGGACTTACTGCAGTCAACGAATCAGGTTTATACAGCTTAATCTTCTCATCAAAACTAGAATCAGCAAAACGATTCAAACGCTGGGTTACATCAGAAGTCCTACCCGCTATTCGCAAACACGGCATCTACGCAACAGACAATGTAATTGAGAACACGCTGAACAATCCAGACTACATCATTACAGTGTTGACTGAGTATAAGAAAGAAAAAGAGCAAAACTTACTTTTACAACAGCAAGTAGAAGTTAACAAACCAAAAGTATTATTCGCTGACTCAGTAGCTGGTAGTGACAATTCAATACTCGTTGGAGAGCTAGCGAAAATACTTAAACAAAACGGTGTTGATATAGGACAAAACAGATTATTCAAATGGCTAAGAAATAACGGCTACCTAATTAAAAAGAGTGGAGAAAGTTATAACTTGCCAACTCAAAAGAGTATGGATCTAAAAATCTTAGATATCAAAAAACGAATAATTAATAATCCAGATGGTTCAAGTAAAGTATCACGTACACCAAAAGTAACAGGCAAAGGACAACAATACTTTGTTAATAAGTTTTTAGGAGAAAAACAAACATCTTAATAGGAGGACACTATGGAACAAATCACATTAACCAAAGAAGAGTGTGTCGAACAATGCATCAATAAAGACTTAAAACTTTTAGATTATCGAGTTCAACAAATTTTAGAAGGTGTTCTATCAGAAAGTACCACATACGGTGATGCAAGAAATAAATTAGAAACATTGAAAATTATTGCTGAATCTCATTTTAAAACCGAACATGCTTCAGTTATTTACAAATTAGCATTGAAAAAGTTAGACGAAAAAATCAACGCCACTCCAATTAAAGAGTGACGGAAAGGGAGGATTTTAAATGTTTAAGGTTTTAAATGATATAAAAACTTCTTTAAAAAACCATCCTTGGGGTTGGAAAGAGCACTTACCTTATTTGCTGATGTTAACTCTGTCACTTGTGGCTCTGATTCTCGGTGTTCTGTCCGCGATTCTATGATAACAGGCTTTATATAGATTCCTTTGTTGGTAGTGACTTTGATAGTCACATCCCATTCCCATATCACTGGATATTCTTCGAGCAAAAAAGTACATTCTACACTTTCATAAGGTCCTAAAGTAAATGGAATGGAGTAGTTTTTATCTTTATATCGTATAGGTTTGAACGTTTTTTGTTCATTTACTTTATTTTTAATATCAAATTCAACGTCAATAACAGAAATGGGAAACTTTGTGAAATTAATAAATGTTATATCGTTGTAACTTGATTTGTCATCGACCAAGTAATTAAAGCTTCTGGTAGGTATAACATCGATGTTAAGAGAATCTTTCATATAGTCTAAATAATATTTAAGTGCAGTCAGTAAGAAACTAAAAATTGCGATACAAATCGCGATTATGTCCATACTTATCACCTCCTTAGGTTGATAACAACATTATACAGGAAAGGAGTGCTAAAAATGCCCAAAATCATAATACCACCAACACCAGAAAACACATATCGAGGAGAAGAAAAATTTGTTAAAAAGTTATACGCAACACCTACACAAATCCATAAATTGTTTGGTGTAAGCAGAAGTACAGTATACAACTGGTTGAAAGATTACCGCAAAGATAATTTAGGTGTAGAAAATTTATACATTGATTATTCAGCGACGGGCACACTGATTAATATTTCTAAATTAGAAGAGTATTTGATCAGAAAGCATAAAAAATGGTATTAG